GCATTGATCGCATGAATCATCGCATCAGCGGATGTAATCGCACCTGAATTCGCCGACTGATTCAACATATCAGCACGCACAGCGAAGCCAATGATTTTCTTCATTTGTTCCGCCTTACCAACATCAAGCGCAACATCATCAACTTTCTTGTTCAACTCAAGGAACAAACTCCGATAAGCTTTCAGACTCGGTGCGCAAACCGCGAGAATCTCAACTTCATTTAATGACTCGGTAAGCCCGCGAGACTCCGCGATCAACGCGCACAGCGCCTTCGCTAACACTTCATCGAACACCTTACTCAACAGTTCCTTAGTCAGCCGCACAACACCGGAAGTTTCCAGCATCGAACTAATCGAATCTAACCCGATCTGATTCGCACCGACACTTTCCGCGCCATTCAACAACAGATTCTTCAACAACACACGTTGCTGGGCACTCACATAATCTTGCACCGCCATTGCAAGCGCCGACTCAGGGAAGTTACTCACAAACGTGCAAACATCCTGCACAGCAATTGCCGCCACTCGAATGCGCCGACCGACAAACCCCGTCGATTTGCTCGACTGAATCACCTGGACTTCGTGCCCCTCAACATCGCTCAACTTCACATCCAACGCGTGAAACGCATAACGCGAGGCATTAGCAACAACCTCATCGAATGCGGCTAACCCTACAGCGAATTCAGTCGGTGACATGTTCCCAGCAACGACAACGCCAGTATTTAGACTCATGATTCATTACTCCTATTAAGTTCAATTCATTGATGCAACATTGCATCCGATAACGTGCGCATCGCAACTCACAGCTACGCACACGTTATCAGGACAATCTCACATTGCGATCATTACCCTACGGCTCGTTACTTCCAGCTCCAGTTAGGGAAGCGCTGCGCTACCAGTACCCCGTGCCGGTACATATGCACCTCATTGGCCACTGTCCCATAGCACGCCATCCAAGCCAATGCCTCTGTGCGCGTGAAACAGTAATGCGATGCGCTCTTGTTGCCCATGATCACAAACACTTCAAAACCCAGCATACTGGCCACTATGTTCTTAACCTGCTTAAGTACCTTGCTCATGACTCACTCCTCCTATCGCCTGGCAAGAACCCAATGCCCTTACCCTCTCCCCTATATACTAGCAAGCGCCGTGCCAGTATTGGCCTATCCCTGCTAGTCCCGTACCTCTTGGGCCTCACGCCCCCCATACCCTGCTACCAGGTACGCACTCGCCCAAGTGTAAGATTATTCGACAGAACAATTCCTAAGTCATTGATTTATATAACACTGCCCTTGTCGCCATACCTTACACTATTCACCAGCTCACACATTCCCCTTATTAATCAAATACTTACGAATTAGCCAGGGTAAGATTATTCGACAACCCCTGATCTGCTATCCCTACCCTAACCTATCCATCCCCCACAGCCCCACCGCCCACCTGGCCTGCTACCCATGCCGATACACCCAGGCCAACGCCGCTAAACACGAATCATTCTCATTCGCACTCAACAAAACTTAGTTCGTTTCCTGTCCTTACTAATCCCAACCGGGGGTATGACCCTTTTTGAACTCTGGGCCTAGTACCCTAAGTAGCACCCACCCCAAATTTCTAAACTTTTCCCAGTGAGACCAGCGCTAGCTGGGAACGGTGTAGTTGGAGTTGTGTTGGAGTTTGTGGACGTCACCAGGATAGTTGCAGGGCAATGCGGAATAACATAGTTGGAAATACAGGAGGAACATGTCATGGCGAATGAGCTGAGTTTGGGTAATGTGTTGGAAGGTAATGCGGAACAATCTGGAATGAGTGCGGAAAGTCGTGCTGTGTTGGGCGCGTTAGTGGAATACATGGGGCGGGAAGGTAAAGGCTCTGGGCAGGCGCCGAATGGGGACATGCCGTTTGGTGAACTAATGGAGTTGCGTGCGTTGGTAGGAAGTAATAAGAAGAATAAGGTAACGAAGGAATTGCAAAACTTTCTGGCGCCGTTGGAGCATCAAGCGTATGTGCGGAATGTTGTGCAGGATAACCCATTGTTAGGTACAATTGGGGCGCCGTTTGGTGCGGTAGGTTATAACGCAGCGAAAGCAACTAAGTTAATCAAAGCTCGATCGGACGCTAACTTAGTCCCGGATTTAAAAGCAACTATGCTGGGAATCATTTCAGGATTAGCTGGGTATAAGGCTAAGGGCGAATAAGGAAGGAATAGCAATCATGGCGGAAATAGCGGATCGTGTAATGGAGTTACTCTGTTCTGGCCTAAGTCAGAAAGTAACTGCTGAAACTGTTGGATGTACGGAAGGTTACGTGAGTCAGCTCATGGATATTCCTGCGTTCAAAGAAACTGTATTAGCTAAGAAAGCTGAGCAAGCACAGCGCTATATTCGCATGGATAATAAGATGGATGAGTTGGAGGACATTGCACTGAATCGCATGAAGCAAGTAATTCAAACCTGTTTCAAACCTCTGGAACTTAGTACCATTCATAGTAGGTTAAATGCAGCTAAACGTCGCAGTGTCGGCGCAGCACAAGCACAGGGTAAAGCTAACACAGTTGTAAACATTATCATGCCAGCAGCAATGCGTGAGCGTTATGGTGTAGTTGTAGATGTGAATAACAGAGTTGTGCGAATTGGATCGGATACAATGGTTCCAGCTTCAGCATCAACCGTTCACCGAATGGCAGAAGAAAGGCGGGATACATATGATGGCAACTCACGCGAACTCGAAGACAACAGCGCAGCGAATGGCCGAAGTGTGCGCACTTCCGGCACGCTCACAGTCGAAGATTTTTGACGAAGCGAAGCGCAAGCAACGTGAGGGATTGTTGCGTCTGCAATTGCAGATGATTGCGTTTGCAGCTAAGGAACTGGAAGATAAGAAAAAATGAGTGGAAACAGCAAACCCTATCAGCACGATCCTAGCGTTCCTAGATTTGGCACCGAGGAAGGGGATCGTGCGGAAGTCGAAGCTGCAATTGGGGAATACACTGAGCAAGAGTTAAGCAGTGTATCTCTCGATGCTGAGCAAATCAGTGCGGCTGCTCGGGAAGATCTGAACATGCTGGCATTGTTGTGCATGCCAGATGTGTTTAAGTATCTGTTCCCTCCAGTATTCATGGCTGTTTGGTCTTGGTTGTTATCGTATGTGCATAAAGAGCGTGTGTTTCCAAGGTTAGCCTTGGGACTCCCTCGCGGATTTGGTAAGACTGCTGTAATTAAACTGTTTGTGCTGTATTGTATATTCTTCACAGGTAAGCGGTATATTGTATTGTATTGTGCAACTGTCGAAAAGGCGCAAAACATCCTTGCTGACGTTGAGCACTGTTTAAATAATGATACAGTTAAGAGCGTATTTGGTGACTGGACTGCTGGATTAGAAAAGAATACGCAAAATTTGAAGAAATTCTACTTCCGGGGGCGCCCAATTGTACTGCAAGCTGCTGGTGTAGGTACGGATATCCGCGGAGCTAACATTTACGGAGCACGTCCTGATGTACAAATCTTTGATGACATACAAAAGCGGGAAAATGCGGAGTCGGAAGTCGAAACTGCTGCGCTTAAGACGTGGTTTTATGACACTGCAATTAAAACGCGATCCCCTTTTGGTTGCATGTATCTGTTCCTTGGTAATATGTACGCTACAAAGTACAGTTTGCTTCGAGAGTTGGCTAGGAATCCTACTTGGATCAAGTTTATTACTGGTGCAATCTTGGACACTGGTGAATCTCTGTGGGAAGAGTTGTATCCGTTAGCACAAATTCTTGATGAATATGAAACTGACGTAGCCGCAGGCCGTAAAGCGTCGTTTCTAGCTGAAATCATGAATGATGAAACGATAACTGCGTCAGCGCAAATTGATACTGGGTTAATTCCACAGAATAAGTTTCAACTAGAAGTATTGCATCAAGGTAACTTTGTAATCATTGATCCAGCGACTGCTAGAAGTGGCAGTGACGCAACTGGCATTGGGTATTGTGAAATATTCGATGGCACGCCAGTGTTTAAGAAGGTCATGCATGAGCGAATGTCACCCGGACAAACAATTAAGAACGCGCTCACAATGTGTATGGAGAATGACTGCCGTGTAATATTCGTTGAAGGCAACGCGTATCAGTCTACATTGTTATATTGGTTCGGAGTTGTGTGTGAAGAGTTACGGCTGGATGGATTCACATTTGAGCCGATCTTTTCTGGGTCTGCGTCGAAGAATAGTAGGATTCTGGGAATGCTCCCAGCACTGCTGGCGGGTGAAATATTTATGGATGATGGAATTGTGCGGGATTTGTGCATTAGCCAAATTCAGCAGTTTAATCCAGCGGCACGTAAGAATGTGGATGAGTTGTTGGACTTGCTCTGTTATATGATTCGCATTACTGCGGAGTACGGGGAGTTCTTGGCAACACTGAGCATCCTTGGGCGGCAACAGATTCAGGACATTCCAGTGCGTGGCGTTTTAGAAACAACGACATTTTAATCTTGGGGCATAAAATGGCAATCAATAAGATAAACATTAGCAAGAAATCTCAGGATCTGTTATGTAAGTACGTGCAAGCCACGCACGGGCTGTACATCAAGGAGAGCGATAATCGGAGCTACATGGAATATGTGGATCAGGATTATTATCGTACCTATAAGGAAACTGAAAAGTCCATTAAGGCGCAAATCGCAATGCGCAATGCTAGCCCTACGTTGTTCCGGGACATTGTGTATCCAATTGTGATGCCTGCTGTGGAAGCTGCTGTAACTTATCAAACAAGTGTGTTCTGTACTGGAACTCCAATTTTCGGCGTAGTATCTAGCCCGCAGAATGTGGAAGCCGCGGCTCAGTTTGAAACTACAATTGATGCGCATGCGCAAAAAGGTGCATGGACAGTTGAGTTTGAAAAGATGTTCCGGGATGGCGCAAAGTACAATACATCCGTAGCGTTCTGTGATTGGGAAGTACGTTATGGCCCAACTAATGCAGCGTTGCCGGGAAGTAGCGACAGCCAGCAGAAGCCAATCTGGGAAGGTAACAGAGTTTGGCGTGGTGACCCGTACAATACATTTTATGACCCACGCGTTGCAGCTCCTGAAGTGGCCGAAACCGGTGAGTTCATCGGGGAAGTACGCCGTATGACTGGCGTGGCGCTGAAGGGATTTATTCTCGGCTTGAATAGCAAGATTACTGGGAACATCACGGCTGCGACTAACTCAACCGGTGGCGGGTATGGAACACAGTTTTACTTTCCCAAGCTGGGCAATACAATGTATGGCAAGGCCATGCAATCTGAGTTCAATTGGAATTCATATCTTGGATTGGACGTAACGAATGGAAATGACGGCAAAGGGCTGAGTAAGTACAGTCGCATGTATGAAGTAACTCGCGTGTATGTACGCATTTGCCCGAGTGACTTCGGTATTGATTGTGCGGCTAAGAATACGCCACAGATTTGGCGCCTAATTGTAGTTAATTGGGAAGTGCTAATTCATGCTGAGTTGGTAACCACTGAATATACTACTCTTCCGGGATTAGTATGTGAAACCAATGAAGATGGCATGGGAATGTACACGAAGAGTCTGGCGGAAAATGTAGCTCCGTTCCAGCAACTTGCAACAGCTTATGTAAACAGTGGCATCGCAGCTAGGCGTCGGGCAATCAATGATCGTGCAATTTACAATCAAACTCTGATTGATCAAAAGCATATTGATAACGATAGCCCAACGGCTAAGATTCCAATGAAGCCAAGTGCCGTGTTAAATCGTACTCCGGCTGAGGCATATCACGCAATTCCCTTTAACGATACTATCTCTGGTACTGCATTGCAGGAAGCTGGGATGATTGCTAGCATGGCACAGATGACGACACGGCAGAATCCTGCGAAGCAAGGACAGTTTGTTAAGGGGAACAAGACACGGAGTGAATTTGACTCTGTGATGAATAACAGTAACGCAGCGGATGAGAATACAGCTATGCATTATGAAGCTCGTATCTTCACGCCAATGAAGAGTATGTTGAGATATAACATGTTGCGATATCAAGGGCCAGCGACGTTCTTTAGCCGTAAGACTCGGGGCATTGTACAAATTGACCCAGCTACATTGCAAGCTGCTGTAATTGAATTTGAAATCAGTGATGGCAAGACGCCGAGCAGCAAGCTTATGGATACGGATGGCTTGCAAGTTATGGCTCAGACTATGTCGACTGTTCCTGAGTTGGCACAGAAATACGATACTGCTGCAATCATGACAAGTATTTATCAATCAATGGGCGTTGACGTGCGTGATTATAAATATGATGATGCAACTGCGCAGTACAATCAGGACATTGCAATTTGGCAGCAAGCAGCTCAAATGGCGGCGGAGAAAGGAACTGCGTTTAGTTCCCCAATGCCGCAACGGCCACAACCACAACAATAAGGAAGTTCATAATCATGCGTACACTCACAGCAGTCCCAGTATTGAAACAGTTTGATATAACTGGCGATGAAGAGGAAATGGCGTTACGTACGTTCAGTGCTGAGCAAATTGCATTGTTCCATAATATGTACACCGAAACGTTACTAATGCGTGCTACGTTAGCATATGATCCTGAGAACCCGTTAAGTCAATGCACTGCGGCGTTTGAGTTTGACGGTAAGATTAAGTTGCTGAAGTTGTTGTTAGCGTTTAGTGAACCAGGAAGTACGGGACTAAATAGTTCTGAGCAAGGCAGTAACTCACCAGAGTAGTTTGTTTAATCAATCACAGGAGTAACATATCATGACAGAAGCAAAGAAAGAGGAAGTCGTACCCACTGGCCCGTTCGCTAAGTTCGGTAAGATGTGGGGCGCGTTTGCTGAGAAGACTTCGGCGGCAGCAAATGGCGGGCAGAAGATTGAGTTGCCAGCAGATAAGTTGAAAGCCGTAGCGAATCAGTTGAACTTCACTGGCGCTGTAACTAAGGAACAACTAGCTGCCATTGCCAACGGTGGCGACGAAGCCGTAGCCGCAATGCTGGCAATTGTGAACACCGCAGGACAAGAAGGCTTCCAGAAATCTGCACAAGTTAGTGCAAAGATGCTGGAAGATGCACTCAAAACACAAGCGGAATCTTTTAAAGCTTCGCTTCCAGATTTGATTAAAGAGGTGCAATCGGGCGTCTCTGTCAGTAAGGCAATGCCGGGTCTGGATGATCCAGCTCTTGCTCCAATGGTGAATATGGTTCGTGCTGGCATTCAGGCGAACAATCCCGGTGCATCAGCAGATGAAGTAGCAGTAGAAGTCAAAGAGTATTTTAGTAATCTCGCAGAGGTAGTAAGCCCACGGGCTGGAACCGAAGGTGCGGATAAGGAAGTACAAATGGACTGGAACGCGTATTTGGATTTGAAACCATTGCCGGATGCTAAGGCAGCGTAATTAGATTCATGTGCGTGTGAGTAGCTAGTAGTATTCAGTTGTACAATTCACTCATTCACACCAAGGAGAAACATCATGTCCGTTGGACTATTAGATTCATCCGGCCTCGTAGCCGCTAACTCTCAACCTTCGTTCGCTAGCGCAATGACTCGCGTCATGCCTAATGGCGAAGGCCCGCTGTTCATGATTTCTTCGATGATGAAGAAAGCTGCCGCAGCTAACACAACTCACACGTTCTGGAGCATGACTGCAATCTTTCAGTCCATGCAACTCAATGGCACGCCAGCTTCACCAACCACACAAACCACACTGGTTGTAGATAGTACAACTAACGTTGTGGCGAATCAAGTGTATGCAATTAACAGTGCTGTTGGTGAGCAAGTGTTGGTTGTATCCGCTTCAGGTACAACTCTTGTTGTTGTGCGTGGCGTTGGTACTGTAACAGGCACCAGCCTTGCAGATAACGACATTTTGTATCTGGTTGGTACTGCGCACGTGGAAGGCTCGAACCGTCCGGACGCTGTGCGCATTGCTGAAACTCCTGTCGATAACTATACGCAAATCTTCCGCAATGCTTGGGCTGTATCTGGCTCGGCTGCTGCTGTGAAGCGTTTCGTTGGTGGCGACGTAGTTGCGCAGGACAAGACGGAAAACGCGAAGATGCACGTGCGGGACATTGAGTACGCACTGTTGTTTGGTCAGCCAGTTAACACGACCATCGGCTCTGTGCCATTCCGTAAGTTGCGTGGTATCGTGGAAGAGTGTCGTTTGAACAGCCGTATTACTACTGCTGGTTCGACGACTAATTACACACAGTTGGAAGCAGCACTTGATCCTTGTTTTAACTACAATAGCGATCCTGCTATTGGCAACAAACGCATCTTGTTCGTTGGTGCTGGTGCTAAGAAAGTTATTGCCGCAATTGGTCGTAACGGATCGACAGGCTCTGGTACTGGCGGAGGTAACAACGCCACGAACTACAGTCTGGAAAACGGTGAAACGCATTTCGGCTTGCAGTTCCAGTCGTTCAGTATCTCCCGCGGTTCGTTTGACATGATCGAGCATCCACTGTTGACACAGAACGCTGTGTTCTCCAAGATGGCAATTGCTGTTGACTTTGGCGGCTTGAGCGTTCCGTATCTTGGTGGGCGTGACACGTTGGCTGAAGAGTACAGTGTTGACGGTAAGGGCGGCGCTCGTAGCGTGGCAGATTCTGGACAGGACGCAATCGGCGGTTCGCTGCTGACTGAGTTGACTCTGGAAAACCGTACGCCATTTGCGAATGTCGTTATTCGTGATCTGACCGCATTCGGTTAATTCTGATTCGGTTCTGGTGCCCTAGTTACACGCCTGTGCTAGGGTTTTTAGGGAATAAAGGAGCAATCCTTTATTCCCCTTTTTGGTGTAAGATCTTACATAAATCATCAGGAGAATTATCATGGCAGAAGTAATGGCGGAAGTGAAAGACATTGAAGCAAAAGATGTGTTGCCTCCGGACGTGTTTTACGTCTGTAAAGCAACGGAGTTTGGCTTTGACATGCACACGAAGGCAGGGAAGACAATTGAGTTCCGTGGGTTTCAGCACGTAACGAGTGACCCGGAAATTGCACAGTATCTGAAGGAGTGCATTGAGCGCCGTGTTGGTGGCTTGTTGAGCCTTAAGAAAGTAACAAAGGAAGAACTTGATCCTGCGTACGAGTTGCGTCAGAAGATCATTGCGGAGTATCTGAACTCTCAGGAAGCTGGCATGCACGGCGCTCGGGAAGTTGCCGGCATTACCAAGCAAGTTGGCATGGCAGTAAGTACTGAAATTGGTGTAAAGGGCAGTGCTGTGGAAGCAATCGCAGCAGCTAAAGCACTGGCGGCCGGCAAGGTTAACTCGTAATAACTGGGAGTAAGCATCATGAACTTAACGGAATTGAAAGCTGCAATCGCAGTGGAGTTGAAGCGTACGGACATGACTGCCATAATCGCTCAAACGATTAAGTCAGTTGTGCTGGCTGAGCATGCGACTTTCGATTTCGTTAGGGATGCTGCTGGCGCGTTCGTTGATATGGGCGCGCCAGAGACAGTAACGCAGTTTGATTATCATTTGGGGCTAACAAGGGCGCGGAAGACTGTGGCTGTGTTCTTGAGTGACGTTAATCAAGGTCAGGGTGTGGAGCTGGAGAAGAAAGCCGCATCGCAATTGTTGGAAGATGGAATATTCATTAGGCAGAATTTCTGGTATCTAGCCGGGGATCAGTTGGTAATAAAGACCAGTGAAGCGCAGCAGTATTTCTATGTCCGATACTTTCAGTATCCTGATGTAGCTGATGCGACGTTCACGTCATGGATTGTGCGCGATGTGCCGTATTATGTGGTACATAAATGCGCTGCTGTGATCATGGCAAAGAATTTAGGTAAGGCAGATGAAGCAAAGGGGCAGTTAGGGCTGGCTCAGTTGCACGCAGCGGCTGTGCTTGAGCAGATGGAGGGCTGATTGTCATGGCACAAAAGAAACATAATGTAATGCTGACGTCGAGTTTCACTCCTCTGGATGCAACTGCTGTAGCTGCGCACGCAATCATGGTTGGGGCGGAAGCACAGAACTATCGTAGGTTAATTCCGGATGCCCAACAGGACGCAAACGCTAAGTTACCTCAAACACTGTATGTGGAAAATGCACTGCCGACTCCGGTAGGTTGGAGTTCCTTTGAGCTGGTGGATATCAATGCAAGCACGCCATTTGAGGACAGTGTTTTGGTTGAGCTAAAAGCTCCAATCGTTACACTGCTTGGGCCAACAGCCGCTGATGTTGTACATGTGGCGATAGTCGGGGATTCAGCGGATACATATTGGACATTGCAATTCTGTACTGCAACTGAGCCGTGGCAGTATCTGCTGGATAGTACCAATGCATATCTAGGCAGCGCAATTGACGTAGTTGTAGGATCTAGTATCAGTAAATGTCGCGTAAACGGACATGAGTTCTTAGTCATGTCTGAGATAGATGTAGCTTCTCCTTGGGATGGATCAGTCGTATTGTGGGGATACTCCCATAATGCAGCTAATCGCTGGTGTCAATTAAGTTACGCCAGCGTTGATCTGTTCCACATATATCCGGGACAGTCCGGACATACGGTAATTTCAGCTTCAGGATATTTAATTATCTGCGGTAATAACTCTATTGCGTGGAGCAGCGCAGTCGGGTTATTCCCTGCTGACATTGCACGCGATACTGATTACATTGTGGGGGATCAAATATTTCGAGATGGATTACGCCATACTTGCACCGTCGGGGGGACTACAGCAACCACGACACCTGTTTGGTATCGGGGTACGGCAACAGCAGGGGATGAAACTGATGGAACAACTCAGTGGAGTCAGGGTGTTATGTACATGGACTTTGCCCCATCTGACATAACTGGTGCAGGTGGTGGATCAGTTGAGGAACTGGAAGGTACAATCACAGCAGCCATTCCATACAGTGGCGGATTCATGCTGTATACGCAGAACAATGTAGTTGCTTGTATGTATTCGAATAACGCAAGTTATCCATTTGTATTCAAGCGTGTAACTGGTGCAGGAGGCGTAGTAAGTCCTAGATTTGTGACGCACGCTGATGCTTCATTGGGGCATTATGCGTATACAACTAAGGGGCTGCAACTGATTGCTCCAGCTGGCGCTAAGGCTGTATTCCCGGAATGGTCACGCTCAATTGGTTGGGTAACACGTGAAGGCAGCATTCCGCAGTATGGGTATAGCGGCAGTGCTGTAGTTGTAACTGATGTGGCTGCTAACCTAGCTGCGCTAGCCTTGTGCGCTGGGCGATATCTCGTAGCTGATTGTGGGGAAATCAAACTGGTGTATGATCTGCAATTGCAGCGTGCTGGTATGATTTACTCTGTACTTTCCTTTGTTTACGCACATCAATGGCAGCAGGATGTAGCTGCAACTGATTTGTTCCCTGAGTCTTCTGGCACTATTGGGCTGTGTCAAGCTGATGGCACATTGTATGCAATCCGCAACGCTGCTGATGGGGGCGGTGATGGGGACAGTCGGTTACTCATGACGCTGATTCTGGGTAATTACAAGCACGTAGCTGAGCAAGACATAACCATGCTGAATGTAGAGTTGTCTGCTGTTGTCAGCTCTATAGCCATGACTGTAACCGCTGCATATTTGCTAACGTCATATGACGGACGCACTTGGGGAAAGACCACAGCAATTGCACAAGGAACGGACTCGGTGGCAGCGTCTGGGTATGTAAACCTTGAGTGCTGTGAAGAGGGTGTCATGCACGCAGTCATGGTAGTTGGTACGTTTGATCTGTGTGGCGCAATGTTGACATATACATCCGCGGGGCACACACGATGAGTAAGTTATCCTTTGGCGTGAATCTTGGATTGCCAGCTAGTCCTCAGTTTGTAACCGACGGATTGCAAGTAGCTGAGTTTCAGCAAGTATATAATGCGATTAACGTATTGGCGGATAGTTTGTTTAATCTCAATAGCATCCGAGCTACTGCGGGTGTAGCAATTGCTGCTGGGACTCCGTGTTATTTGACGTTATCTGGCAGTGTATATACTGCGCAGCTGGCTATTGCAACACATGCTGGAGCTGCTCCCTATACTATGGCTATGTGTTTCTGTGCTGTGAATGGCGGACTGGCTGCTGGGGAAGTAGGACTGTTTGCATTTGGTAATGGATTCTTGCCGTATGTATCTGGCCTAACTGCACGCGAGAAGTATTACTTATCCTCCACTACAGCCGGTGGCATCGTAGCCGCTGCGCCTGTTGCTGCTGGCACATTCGTGCAACCTCTTGGATTTGCCGTGGACGCAGACACGTTCTATGCAAAGATAGCCAATCCGATTGCATTCAATTGATTGTCACCTCTCTGGTATTTCACAGGAGCTCTCATACTATGTTAAAATCTGATATCAAGGAAATCAGCATGCTGAACAATAATAACTTTATGCACACTGTAAACGTTGTAGTTGTCTGGCTCGCCAGTCAGAGTATCGAGGTTTGGCAAGCAGCCGCAGCTATTGGATGTTCTGTAGTGGCTACCGTTGCAACTGTTTGGTTTCAGTATGCACGCTTGCGCCTAGACCGTGAACGTTTCAACATGGATTTTGATCGCAGAGATAAGGAGAACGATCATGGGTGATGAGGTAAGTAAGCCTAAAGCAGGACCGAAAACGGACGATCAGGTGGCATCGGTCAATACCATTCTTGACATTGTTAATTTGTTCAAGAAGTCTGGCGGCGGTACGACGACGGAAACACAGATACAAGGTGGCGGAGGCGATGCAACTGCTGCTGTTCAAGCACTTGTGCAAAGTATCTTGGGTGGGAATAAAGGCGTGGCTGCCGTAGCACAAGGGCAGAAAACTGCTGGGTTGTATGGATCGACAGTCAATCAAATGTTGCAACAGAAACTGATTGCCGAAGCCGCAGGTCAGGGCGCGCAATTGCAGTTGCAGAATAATCCTAGGACGGGTACACGCAGCACCACAGCTCCAAGTAAAGGTGCTGCTGTCAGTCCCGTGCAGGGATTGCTGGCAGTTGCAGCTAACAACGCAGTAAATTCCAAGGCAGGTAAGAAAGTAATTGACGCTGCTGGGGATAAGATTGGTACCTGGGCTGATAGTTTGTTTAGCTCTGGCGCAGCGGACACGGCAACTGGCAGCTTTGGGGAATCTGGCATTCCTTGGGCAGCGGATACTGTGGGTGCGTCACCCAGCTGGACGGATAGCGTAATGAGCAGTGGAGGTCAGGATTTTGGATTCTCTAGTTTTGGGGAAACTCTGGGCAGTTATGCAACCGACGTAGCTACCACGGCAGTAACTGATACAGTAGCCTCTAGTGCTGCGGATTACGCTGCTGACGATGCATGGTCTGCATTTTCTGGAATGTCAGGTTATGCTAAAGGCGGTCGCGTCCCGATGAAGGGTAACGTAGGTTATGCACGCATCGGTGTGGATAAGTCCGGTGTAGCTCCAGCCGTTGAGTATGTACTTGGCCCTGAATCTAGCGGCGGTGATGCGAAGCGTAGCGGTGCGTATGCGCCATTTAGTTTATCCGACGCCCAGATGCTCGGGAAGTTTGCAAGTACCGTAACAAATACGCTCGGTAAAGGGTTGATTAGTGCGGCTGTCCCTGCGGCTGCTCCCTATATTGGGCCAGCTATGTCATTACTTGGGGTTGGAAAAGCAACAACTGATTTTGTAACTAACGCTTCAATGAACGCACATCTGGATAATCTGCGCAGTGCTGTGGAGTTGGATGACGGTAGTAGGCAGCGTGCGATTGATGACTTGGCTGTGTTAGGTCTTGATGCGACGGGCAGTTATCCGGGAGGCAACGCACCTGCAAGTTATACGAATGCTGGGCAGAATCTGGTTGGCCCTGCAAGTAAAGGCAATGCGATTGACTTGGAAAGTATGATCAGTATTGATAATTCTGGCGCTAACGATAACGAAATGAGCGTATCCCCGGGCAATGCACTCGGCGACGCAGTCAGCGTAACACAGAATCCGGATGGCAGTTATACTATGTCAGGCGGTGGTGGCCCCGGCGGGCAATCTGCTGAGGCTAACGCGGAATCCCAAGCTGCAAGCGATAGCTTCAGTGACATGGGCTGGGCTGCTGGCGGCCGCGTTAAGGGCGATAAGAAACTTGGAGTTGATGACGTCAATGCGAAACTTGATGGCGGCGAAGTTGTAATTAAAGCCAAGAGTGTGCAAATGATTGATCGACTCTTTGGGCCTGAGTTCCTGAACGAGCTGAATAACATGCATAAGGGAGGGGTGTAATCATGGCTAATGATGTGCGCGATTCCCTTGTGCAGTCCATTATGGACTTTGGTAAGATGCAGCAACGTAACGCAGTGGAAGGTAAAGCTGCGAGTGGGGCTGCAACCGCCGGAGCTCAAGACGAAAAGGAAAAGAGTGCAACTGCGCTGGAAGCTAGTGGCAGTTCTGCTGCTACAGCAATTCGTGAAGCTGGGGCATTGCAAGGACAAACTGATGATTACCTGCGCAGCATTGCAAGTAACTTTGGCATTGGCGCGAACACTGAAAATGAAATCATTCTGGGTTTGTCCAATCAGCATCGCATGGCGGCTGAAGGTCTGGTGCGTAGTACCGAGGAAGTGAATAAGTTAAGCAGCGTCGGTGTGTTGGATAATCCTATTCAGTTCCTGATCAACACGTTGCAGTTGCCGGAAGCAAGAAGCGCACAGCGTACTGCTAGCAACATGTTGAGTGTGACGAACACGGCTTTGAAGAGTACGTTCGAGCAAGCACAAGAAGCGTCGAAAGCTGTGAATGCAACGGCAGCTAAGACCAATGCAGCTATCACGGAAGCTAAAGCTCAGGAGCAATTGCAAGTTGCTGCGGCTAATGCATCGGCGGCCAGAGCACAAGCGTTTCAGTGGAAAGCTCAGGATGTGCAAGCTAATATGGCATTCGATTCGGCTCAACTTGCCAGCATGGAAGCGCAGTATCGGGCAATGCAAACTGAGGATAGCTGGAAGTTACACCAGCAGCAAGTGGCTGAGCAGCGACAGTTGCATCAAGCACAGTTGGCTAAGATCACGGCTGAGTCCAATGCGGATACTGGCGCGTATGATAACATGGTGAAAACTGTAGTTAACACAGCTCAGCGTAACGGTGTAGCCATTCCAGTCATGCCTGCGACTGCGGCTCAGTTCCGTGCGCAGGCAGGGTTTAACAAGACTTTTGCTCGTCAGGTGGATGAGCTATTTGCAATCGGTAGCCGGGCCGCAACGCTTGGTGCGGACATTCTTGGATCTAATCCGGCGGAAGCTAGGCTGGTGCGTCGGGGATTGAACATTGTACCAACAACTCCGGGCGGTAAAGTTACTGCGGATTTGATGGATAAGACTTGGGATGAAATTCATAGTACTGGATTGCTGGACGCGAATGGCGCACCTGTGACGATCAAGGTGGACATGTTGGAGCAACGCATTGTTGTACCCAAGGGTGCAACGGCAGAGCAGGAACTGGCAATATATAACGACGCAGTTCAGCGTAAGTTGAGTCAGGGTAAGGCAAGCTTGGCGCCAGTTGGCGCTGTGCGTAGTGCGTTCAGGAATGTAGATTCTTGGCCGTTGATGCAGGCGCTGAAAGACGTTGATACAGGGCCGACAAGTCCAATGCAAGTTGGTAATATTCAGGACTTAGCGGGACTTGGCGTAGCTGCGTACAAGGCAGGTAAGATTAACATCAATGATTTGGGTAATGACATGGCGAAGTTTGCACAGTTGGCACTGCGTAAGCATGAGCAAGATTATGAATGGTCACGTAATGGCATTACCCCGATGAAGACTGCAATGGTCAGCACTGGGACTAAGTCGTTTGATTTGGCAACGGCGGAAGGTCAGGTGGACTTTATGCGATATGCTGTGCTGGAAGCTAGGCCTGGACTGCTGGCAATTACTGGGCTGGCTAAGACTACGCCAGATGGGGAACGCGTGAATGTGCTGGAACTGGCTAAGCGCAGAGCGGCGGAAGATCAACGCCAAATTGACTTACTCGACGCAGCACGAAAGGTACAAGGTAAATAATTATGAGCGATCTGCCAAGTTCTGCTGACTTACATAACATCATGAATGGGAACACGTCCTTCTGGGATGCGCCTGTTGATAACACGGCTACCTTTACCAAGAACCTAATGTATGGGGCAGTAGCCAGCGCCATATCTGGCGTGAATGGGCTGTATAATACTGGAGCTAGCATTGGCAATTACTTCGGTGCCGAGATTCAAGTTAACAATGCGCATGCTTGGATGGGTGCAATTGATTCGGACTTGGATAAGTATTACATGCAACACCAAGAAGGTATTGATGCAATGGGTTTTGTACTCGGTGCGTTTGTGCCGGGCATGGTCGGGGTTAAAGTCCTGAAAGCTGGGCAACGTATGGTCCGTGCAGGTATGGCTGGCTTTGGCGGCAGCACTGCGGAAATTGCAACGGGTGTAATGCCGTCAGTTCTGGACACGTGGCGGATTACTGCGGCTGCTGATATTGCCAGGAGTTCAGCTCGATTCAGCTTGCTGAACAAGAATGTACTCACAGCTACAGTTGAAGGATTCAGACAAAATGTAATGGAAGCTGCCGTGTTTGAACTTGCAGCCACTGCATTTCAAGCCAAGAGTCCAGTGCTGGAAGGCAAGGAACTGGCAGATATCGCTAAGGACATGTTGGTTAATACTGCATTTGGTGGAACCATTGGTGGCATTGGCAGCCTGGTTAAGACGTTCTATGGCGTGAAGAAAGCTGTAACTGCTGTGGATCGGTCTGTTAATGCACGATTCCCTGTAGCTGAATTTAGTAAGATCACGGCGGGTGAGCAAGCAGTGAATTACAGTACGCAACTGCGTAACTTGGCTCCAGTCCCGACAGTTGAAGATATCGTACTCGGTAAGGTTCCGGGAATGGAAGGTGTGTTCACGCCAGTCAAATCCATCAATCTGGCCACAGGGCAGCAACTGGCAGATGCAGCACAATATCAGGCTAAGTTTGTTGAAGGGCGCGCCCGTGTCGTTAATCAGTTGCAAGATTCCCTGAGCACGCAAGTAGTGAAACTGGCTGGGGGCGACGCGGAACTAAGCAGGCTCCTGACTAATGGCATGCACACGTCTGTAGCTGGAGCTGATCCGTTGCTGGACGCAATTAGCATTAAGCGCATTGGGCAAGTGGAGGAAAACGTAAGCCGGACTAACAAGTTACGCACTGGTGCGGAGTACTCGGATTTTGTTGATCTCTTCGGGGATGCAGCAGGTACGAGCACGACTGTCAAACCTAATCTGTGGCGCGTAGCTGATGCAGTCGGATCGCTGGATGAGATTAAGAAGTTTGTGAAAGCAAAGAATTTTAGCCTTGATGCGCCGCTGAACTTTGGCAAGACTGCGCTGGATGACTTAGCATTCGACGCACGTAACATCTGGATTCGGGAACTGAAGGACATTCCAGTTGGCACAGTCGTGCATGCAACTGACGTACCCCTGATGAAGCGTGCGCTGGAGTTGAACAAGGACATTCTAGTTCAGTGGGGCGATGGCCCGGCTGAGTTGGTAACAACTAACAGATTGTTCGGTGAGATTCAGGCAGCTACGGATGATCTGAAGAACGCTGT